TAGTATATGTTTCACTTTTAAAGTAATTGATACGAACAATATCTCCAACTTTAAAATCAATCGAAGGATTTGCCGAAGATCCACCACTAATAAAAAGAAATTTTGATGTATTAGTTGTTAATGTGCTTGAACTACTCGTTCTATCATCTAATTCTATATTATTAAATACATTGTTATTGTCGTCATTTCCGAAAACATCTAAAGCACCATCCCTAGTTTGAAATGTATATTCTTTACTAAAGATTGATTCATTTAATAATACTGGATCTTCTCTTTCTTTAATATTATATCCTGGTATAGATGTATGGTATTTATAAGGTTGTTCTAACATAAAATATTCTTTGTCTCTTTCATAAAACCTATCATGACCATTAATTGAAAATTTTATCTTGTGATCTGTCATAGGTGTATCTGTTGGTGTTGTCCATATAATTTCTTTAATAGGATGTTCTAAGTTTAATTTAAAAGACTCGGAAGAAACATCTTTTTCTTTTTGTATTTGTAATTGTTCAATTAAGTATTCATGGGAAACTTGAGAAAAACGACGTCTTTCATCTGTATCAAGATAGACATAATCACACCACACTTCTATAGCATGTTGTGATGTAAGACTTTGACTTGTCCTTGTTAAATTATCATTTTTAGAACTATTATAAAGGCCAACCCCCCATGTAAATTTCATTTGTATCTCATGATATTGAAGAGCTATTAACGGTAATGCTAAACCAGGATTACGACAAAACCAAAAGTTTAAGGGATAACGGATCATATCCTGTTTTGTATCTTCTCCGGTAATTAAATTATTATTAAAAGAACCAGACATATACTTATATCCATCTGTTTTTGAAACAGATGTTGTTAGTTCGCTCCATATTTGATTCCATTCTTTAAAATGCTTATCCACCCTCTGACCCCCTATCTCTATTTCCACATCCTCTACGATGCTATCTCCACACAAACCAACAGTATTATTAGAATCCCTTTGTTTTGCTAAAACAAAAACACCCGTAACTAAGTCACCATTTCTAGAAATGGTTACAGTTGCTTTATTGTTTACATTATCAATTCCTATAAAAGACTGACCACTAATATTTTGTTTGATTGTCTCCATAGAAAAATTAGTATGTCTCCTGTAAACAACTTTGAAAAATGTAATTTGTGGGTTTCCCGTTAAATAAATATCTTGCGCTCCATAGGCTACCAATTGCATTATTCCACCACCCATTTTTATAATATTATAATATAAAAGAAAAAAATATTAATGAATTAACTTTACAAGAAGATATTATATAGATCCGATAAATTGAGAAAAGAATGCTTTTGTTTCATTTTCATTTTTCTCTAAATCAAGGACTTGCTTTACTGGATTCATTATCTGATTAGAGATATAGAAATCGTAATCTAGTTTTAAACTTTTTTCTTGAATGTAAACTGGGTGCTCAATACGATTACCTTGTAGTACCTTTTTAGGTTTTGGCTTACCCTTTTTAGCACCGCTCTTGTAAAGGTTATTATAATCATATAGATCGCTATCTTTGAGTTTTATATAAGCATATGGGATACGATCATTTGGCTTTGGTTTGTTACCTGGATTTCTCTCTGCCATTCTATCTGCAAGAACCTTATGGGCGACACCTGCCGGATTTTTGTAAAATCCTCTCAAAGATTTTGATATGATAAAGTAACTTTTATCCATTTTACCATCTTTAATTTCTTGAAGTGTTTTTCTCAACCATTCAATCGCTAAGTCAACACTACGTTTATTCATAATAATTTCAATTACATTTCCAAATACATACTTACATATAGGAGCATTATCCCTTCTCTTCATTACAATACCCATAGAAGTCCTTTCTTTAGGTTTTTCATGGTCTAATTCATATTTATCCCCTGTATATCTCTTTTTTGATATAAGAATGAATGGATAAAATGTTTTTTCATATTCAAGGTCTTGTGGATGATGTAACATATTTTTTGTTACCCACTCACCAGCTTTAACACCACAATCAATACAATAACGTACCGCCTCTTTACCTTCGAGTATTTTACCAGTATCTTTATCTTTTCTAGAGAATTTTACAAACACAGAATCTGTATCTCCGTAAACAATATCTGGTTCATCATAACCTGCTTCTTTAGCCCATCTTTTAACACCAAGGCTAGCATCATCTATCCTTTGCCTACCAATCGCTGTTGTACATGCTGCTATCTTCTTAAAGAATACTGGACTTGTTTTAGCACCCATTTGACCATAAACAGAGTTTGCTGTAACTTTATATGCTAACTGAAAACCATCCAAAACCTTCTTTTTATTTTCATCTTTTGTAAGTTTAATCTTTTCACGCGTAGATTTTCTCGCATCAAGGAATTTTTGTAATACTTTTGGAATAATAGCCATTGATTCTTTTATAATCTCATCATCTTCATTACGCTTATTTTTCAAGAAATAACATTTTGTTTTGGTATCTGCTTTTTTCTTATGGACTGTTTTACCCCTTTGCTCATATATATAATCATCATATTCAATTGCCCAGAAGTTATCAAAACCCCCATTATATTCAATTACCTTTATAAGATCAGGATTATTTTTAATATCTTCTTCAGTTCCAACAAATGTTTCATGTGATAAATTCTTTTCTATAATAGATGAAGGATAAAGTGAAGCATAATCCAAAACACTTACAGGATCATCTGAATATATACCTGGCTTAGGATCTAAAACAATTGCTCCTTCAAAACCATCATCATTTTGTCCATCTTTAAAACCAACCAATGTCGGAATACGTGTTTTTTCTTCAGAACATACCTTGGTAATAATTGAATTAATTTTGATACCTTGACCTCGAAGGAAAATGTATGAAATTGGAACCCACGATACAGATGCCATACCAATATTATTTGGAATCATATCCAATTGTAATAGTAAATGGATACAAAGTTCACAATCCATAATACAATACTTAGCTACTTCTGCTCTTCCTTTACTTCCACCATACTTATGCTTATCGAATATTTGCTGAGGCGATATATCGTCCTTAGCTAAACACCACTCATATGAAATAAGTGAATCTTTATATTTTTTATTTATACCCCCTACTCTTGATTCATATATATAAATATTTTTATCTTCTATATCTAAGAGCTCCACCTTAAATTTCTTACCATTAAGAAACTTAAATGTTCCAAATTTTGTGTTAAGATTGATAGTTATATAATCGCCAACCTTAAGATTACCTACACTACTAACATTCATATTTACACCATGTTTTCCATCTCTCTTAGCAGTTTTAACTTTTTTAATCTTCCCCTTCATAAAATGAGCAGATACATCATCCAACTTATATGATTCTAGAGGATGACCTTTTTGAATCTCTTTTTGAATATCAAATACAATACGACCATCCATGGAAATATACTTAAGAACATTATCGCCAAGACCAGATGAACTTAGTTGTTTCGACTGAACCTTACACTTTTTTTCCCAATGATTGTTATAACCACGAAGTGACTTCATCGTTGTAATTGTTTCGTCCTTACTTTGAATACGTTCTAATTCCTCTTTATTTACAAGATCAGAATCTCTATTTCTCATTAAACGCCCAAGTCTGTAAAAGTCATTTTTAGGACAATCTTTATCACAACTTGAAAATGTTTTAGTCTTTTTACATTTACCACAACATGGGAATAGATAGTCAATCCTCTTGTTAATGTAATCAAAATCAAAACCAAAGATATTATATCCTGTAATGAAATCTGGATTATAATGTAGTATGACATCTTTCCATTTTAGCAAAAGCTCTTTTTCATCACGACACTCAACGATTCTAACACCTGGAATATCATCGCAAATTTTTTCATCTGGTTTATCTTCATTTCCAATAATAACCATTACTCGTTCAAAACAGGATGTTTCTCCAAAACGATGAAACACAGTTCCAATTTGAATAATTGGATCACCTTTTATTTCTATCTTTTCACCTTTATCATTTTCAAAACCATTGAATATTTTAGTCATCTTTTCAATGATTGATTCACGTGTTTTTGATGATTCTTTAGAATTATCAAGATCATCAAAGAATTTTTGATTATTTATTTTCTCAATGACACTATCAAAGCTTTTTTGAGAATAATTACCATTAATTGTATAGATATTTTGAACATCATTGGAGCCTTCTTTAAAACAGTCTGTCAAACAGTTTTTAAAGAACTTACATTTTATAGGAACAGGACTCAAATTAATTGAATTTCTAAAATATGATTCGTGAATATCGATAGCAACTTTTTTAAAGTCTTTTACTGGATCTGGAAAATCTCCATGAGATGAATCACATTCAATATCAAAAGATGCTGTAATAAATCCTGGGATAGTTTCATTTTCATATGGTTCAATATCTTTCATCTTAAGATTATTGATTTCAATATCAACATTAAATGACTTACTATCATCATCAATCCAACGATCCTTTTTAGCTTTTACAGATACCCATCCACAAGATTTTATCTCTTTAGAATGTAAGAAACGGAGCATTGGGTGAATCTTAGCTTCATACATGTTACTGTCACAATCGCAATTATGTGACTGATGAAACCAATTGATATATTTAGAATCAGCTGTTTCCAACTTAGGTTCGCCCCCCTTAAAACCATAACATATTTTACCTTCATCAATATGTTTTAGATTATACTTGTAAAATGACGTGACTGCTGAAATACACTTTTTCATATCTCCATATGTATCAAAGCTTATTTTGATAAACTTATAGTTCATTACCTTTTTTGTATCGTGATCGTAATTAAAGCCATAAAAGTTTTTAAAAGAATCTTTTTCTATCTGATCATAATTTCCATTCCAGTTGTTTTTAACACCTGGTTTATAACCTTTTACAAATTTTGTAACATTTTCTAAAAACTTCTTCACATATGTATCAGTCCAACCATTAACAACACGAATGTAAAAGAAAGGTTTGAAACCCCCTACATTACAAACTACATTTAGTCCTTCTTTAGTCTTACCATAAAATGTAATCATAAATTCTCTATCCCAAAAGTCTCCACCAATAGGCACATCATCAGATTGTATATCGATGATATGAAATATAAGATTATCTTCCATTATATTATGAATATGTGTATTGATTTTAAATCATATATAAATTCAAATTTGGAATAATATAATATAAGATAAAATAAAGGATGGATAACTTTGTCGTCTTCTTTGGTAGTTTTTTAGTTATATTTTTAATCCTTAAAAATATATATGCTAACAAGAATATAAAAAAAGTAATATCACAAAATGATAATAAAGAGTATTTTGTAAGAGATCTTGAAAATTCTCAACAAGCAGCTGAAAAACTTTCTGTTATTAATGAAAAAATACAAAAATTAATACAATCCCTTGATGTAAATGAAAGGAAGGGTATAGATAGATTGAAAAATAAATATAACCCCAATACTCTTTCTGAAACAGAAGAAAGTTCAAAATATACATCTTATTCACTGAATAAAGGTGAAAAAATTTCATTATGTATACGTAAAAATGGTGAATCGAAAGAATTTATAGAAGACAATACGATTATGTTTGTAGCAATTCATGAGTTATCCCATATTATGACAGAAAGTGTTGGTCATGAACCTGAATTCTGGAATAATATGGCTTTTTTACTTGAGAAAGCAAATGATATAAATATATATAATCCTGTTGATTATAATAAGAATAATGTAGATTACTGTGGTATGGAAATAACAACCACGCCGTATGATTTTAAAAAATAATATTATAACTATTAATATATATATGGATACTAATTTCTGTAATAGTCATGATATCCCTAAAAGGATATACAAGTGTTGTTCACTAAAAGAGAAAAAAGTATTTGTTTTTTTAAGTATCTACTTTATAGAACATAGTTTCTCTAAAGGTGATAAAGTAACATGGTTGAAAAATGGTGAACGTTTATATGGAAATATAGATAAAGTTTCACGCAAGATAACAGTAAAAGAGGAGGGGACTGATAAAAAAACATTTAAACTTCCAGAACAAGTCAATCGTATTCACAAATATGATACCTTAATCGGTAAAATATCCGAAAATATAAAAAATGATAAATCTGACTCTTTTGAAGGATGTAATAAAACACATATTAACGAACTAAAAAAATTTATAGGTGATAAAGATATCATAGAAGAACTCTTTCCTCTTGTAAAAGAGGGTTTTGAACATTTATTTATCTTTGATGAAATGATTTATGAAGATGATACTACAGACATTGTTCTAAAGAAAATATCATATAATTGTAGTCCTATAGATTTTGAGTCTTACAAATATATTTATGCCTCATACTTTAATAGTTCAGGAGAAACACTTTCTCTAGGTTTTGAATATAAAGATGAAAAAGTTTGGCATTCCAATGATTTACTAACAAAAGATTTATGTGATATCTTTGAAGAAGAAAAAAAACAAGATGGATTAAATATCATTGAAAAGAAATATGAAGAACTTATTGAAAAAGTTGATATCAAAGGTAATATTATCTATTTTATCAACTTTGAAGATTTCATTGATCATCACGAATTAAATACGATTGATTTTAAAAAATGTAGTAATGATGATCATGATTTAAATGATTTTAAAACAAATATAATCAATAAATATTGGCCTCACCTAATAAATGAAAAAATGGAAACAATTATTGGTAGAACAGATAATAAAAAAGATGAATATCTAAAAGAAAAAGAGAGATTGAATTTTTATAACAGGGGTAATCTTTTAATCAATGGAAATATAGATAAAGAACACTCTTGTGATCAAACAGTTATAAACTATTTTAAAAAGACTAAACGACAAGAAAAAAGTTTAACAGTAGATCTTTTTAAATTGTTCACAGATTTAACACTTAGCGAAGATGTTCCTTTTGTAAAATGGATTAGTGGTAATAATGATAATAAATATTACAAGCTTTATAAAGATTCTATCCTTTATGAAGGGTATGATGAAATGAGTGAAAATAATGGTGTGGATTTTCCAACATGTCGCGAATGGATCAAAGATTTATATAGGAGTAAGAAACGATCACTAGAAAAAATAAATAGATATGATGTAATTCACAAAGAAGATATAATTTCATTTAAAATATTTTCTCCAGAAGGTTTTTATTGTGATTTAGCAATTCACATAGACGGAACTCTTGATTTTATCATTAAAAAAGATAAAGAAAACAAAGGTATTACATCCAAAAAAGGAATATTAGATCTTATTAAATTGTGTAATGATCTTATCAAACAATTAAATGATGAAAAAAAATATTCAGAAGATAAATTAGTAGATTTTGGTACAGATGAAGAGATAGAAGAAATCTTTTTTGGTGAAACGATTGATTTTATTGATGCTAAAATATCATACAAAAAAAGTGAATATGAAGTAGAAAATGGTGTAGAAAATGATGATGAAAAACAAGAAGAAGAAAAATTACTACCACCTTTCGTAAAAGGTGAAAAGACAAAGTTATTCATTCCAATTTTGAGAAAAGTATGTAATAATCTTTCAATGTTTTTTAGATATATGAATGAAGATGATGATGAAAATATCCCTACAAATTTAATTGGTCTTCAATATAATAGATCATCAAACTTTACAAACTCAAATACAATTCAATCTCTTATTACTGTATACTTAAACAAAGGCGTATATAAAGAAGAAAATAAAATTATCAATGATATTACAAAGGTATTTAATGTTACTCCTGATTTTGTAAGACAAGAACTATCTTCAATCAAAGAAATTGAAAGTGAAAAAGAAAAGTATAGAAAAACAACAGTAGTTGATGAAGATACACCCGATATAACAATTTCTGTTAGTAGCAACTATGTAGATTTCGAAGTAAGAAACATGAAAAGCTTCATGGAATTTCAAAGAATTACATGTTTAACAAAAATAATTATGTCCTTATTTAAAAAGTTTGTTAATGATGATAAAATATTTGAAGAAAGGTTTTTAGGTTCTCTTTTTAAAGATGATACATTAAATGTAAAGAGTGAAATAATTGATGAAGAAGTAGAACGAGTTAATGTTCAAGACCTTTTAGCAAATATTGATTCGGACAGTTCAACACTTTCAAGTTCAGAATCTTCCATGGAAAATGCTAGTGAAGGAAGTTCTATGGAAGAAGTAAGTGGAGGTGGTCAATCGGGAGGAGCTCCGTTGAGATCATATTATCTTAAAAGATTAAAAGAAAATGATAAAAAACTTTTTAATCCTGATAAGCCTTGGACTGTAAAACAAAAGAATGGTGACCTATATGGGTA